GGTGCTAAAGGTGGTGCTAATAATTTAACTGACCACGGTTTATTGATTATCAATAATGGTGGATTTAGAGCAGCACTATCAAATAGTTTGGTAGTAACTTCTGAAGTAAAAGGTACATTATTCAGAGATTGGAATAATACTGGGTACTATGTAGACCCTGCATCTGGAACAAATACATATGGTAGATTCCAACAAAGTGGAGCCCATGGTAATTCACAAATAGCTTTAAGATTATTATCTGGTAATAATGGAGCTGGTACTGGTGAAGTTGGTTTACAAATGTGGTGTTCGGAACCAGGTAATACTTGGGATTGGGCTGGATTTGGTTATAACGTTAATAACAGTCTTAATGGTGGTGGTGGTGCATACTACTTTGGTAGACCTAATACTTCATTTGGACAAGGTTATATGAGATTCAGTACTAGTGGTAGTATCTATTTCTATAACACAAATACATCAGGTACTCGTTATCAGACAATGCAGTGGGATGCAAATAACACTGTTACTGCTAACAATTATTTAACTGGAGCAAATTCATTAAGAGCACCAATTTTCTATGATTCAAATAATACTGGTTATTACACAAACCCCGCATCTACATCTAACCTTAATTCGTTAACTGTAAACGGAACATTAACGGCAAATTTAGCTTGGAGTAGAGTTACATCTAAACCTGCGAGTTGGTTGAATAGTTCTGTTTTAGTAGAAAGCAGAGCACCGGGTGGAACAGCATTCCCTTCTGGATTTTACCAATCTTATCAAGGAACTGGAAATCCTACTGGAACTTGGTTTAATTTTATAAACGTAAGACATAGTAATACTGGTAATGGTCATGGATATCAAGCTGGTATGAGTTACTACGATAATAACTTTTGGTTTAGAAGTTATAGTGGTGGAACATCCCCTAATTTTAGAGCTTGGGAATTTGCACTTGCTTCTGGTGGTACAACGCAAACTAAATCAGGTGTATTACAATCCAACGCATCATTAAGAGCACCTATATTCTATGATTCAAATGATACTGGTTATCGTATAGACCCAAGAGGTAATTCTATTCTATACCAAATGAATCTTGGTGATAGTATATATCAAATCAATCAAAGTACTTGGTTTGGATTCCATGCGGCAAATCAATGGAGAGTTGTAACTAGTGGTGTTGAAAGATTAGAGGTGAATAACTCTCAAATCTATATGACTAGAGAATTGAGATGTACGCAAGATGTTATCGCATTCTATTCTGATGAAAGATTAAAAGATAATCTTGGTAAGATTGAATCTCCATTAGATAAAATTTCTAAGTTAGATGCATTCTACTATGTAAACAATGATTTAGCAAAAGAAAAAGGATTCGAAGATGATAAGAAACAAATAGGTTTATCAGCTCAGCAAGTAAAAGAGGTAATGCCTGAGGTTGTTCATTCAGCACCATTCGATACTGATTTTGATGAAGATGGTAATATGTTCTCTACATCTGGTGAAGATTACTTAACTCTTAAATACGATAGATTAGTTCCATTATTAGTTGAAGGTATTAAAGAACAAACTGAAATTGTGAAAGCTCAACAAAAAGAGATTGATGAATTGAAGGAAATGGTAAAACTTTTACTAAATAAATAAAAAAAACACTTATGAATATAACCAATTTACTCTTTTGAGTTTTTTGGTTATATTTATAGTTGTATTTGGTATAAAATCAAAATAAACTTATTGGAGAAATAAATAATATGGCAGAAAGAATTGTATCACCTGGAGTATTTACGAGAGAAAACGATTTATCGTTCTTGGCTCAAGGTATCGGAGAAATAGGAGCAGCATTCGTAGGACCTTTCAAACAAGGACCTGCATTCGTTCCCACAGTAATAAGAACTCAATCAGAATTTGAGGATAAATTTGGTAAACCTGATGGAACTTACTACACAGAATATGCAGTACAAAACTATCTTAGAGAAGCTGGTACTGTAACAGTTGTAAGAGTAATGAGTGAAGGTGGATATACACAAACAACACCTATTGGGTTAGTTGTTAATGGTTCATTGATTTCATCTATTCATTCAACCAACGCTGGTGATGAAGAAGTTGGATTCGGAGCATTTACTGTAAATAGTGGAACGGCATCTGGTTCGTTTGTGGTTAGTGGAAGTGGTATCGGAAACGTATCATCATCATTAAAACCATCAGACACTAATGATGTTAGTGATGTATTTGGTGAATCACCATTTGGTTCAAAGGATGGATATGTATATTCTTACTTTGAGAATGTAGCAACATCAGCTGATTATTCAGGTGGAGTATCTGCGGTAGTATTACCATCGCAAGTATTTGGTGGCGCTTCGGCAGCATCTACACCATTTGTAAAATCACAATTGATTTCTGGTGAAAGAAGTGAATTATTTAAGTTCCATACTTTAGGGCATGGTACTAATGAAAATAAAAGATTTAAAGTATCTATCTCAAACGTAAAAGCAGCCGGAGAAGATGGTGGAACTGATTACTCATCGTTCTCAGTAACTATTAGAGGATTCGCTGATACTGATAAGAGAAAAGTTGTATTAGAATCATTTAATAACGTAAACTTAGACCCATCATCACCTAATTTCATCGCAAGAAGAATTGGTGATATGTATAGAACAATTGATTCTAATGGTAAGGTTACCGATAATGGTGATTGGTTAAATAACTCTAAATACCTAAGAGTAGAAGTTAAAGCAGAAGGTTCATACCCTGTTTCAGCAGCACCTTTTGCACATGGAGCATATTCTAACCCTATTAAAGCTACGGATGCAACTATTATACCTGCAGCTGTTTACCAAACTGGTTCAGCAGCTAATACTGCTGGTTCATCAGCAAAATATGCTGGTTTAGATTTCGAAACAATTGGTGTAAAAGGAGATAACGCTCATTATTTGAACGCAATCCCAACAACATCTGGAGTTGGTAACAACGTAGATTTCGGATTTGATTCTCAACTATCTTATGTAATGAGTGGTTCAGATTCTTCTGATATGGTTAAGAGACAGTTTACTTTAGGATTCCAAGAAGGTTTTGATGGAAAATCTCCATCTATTCCAAATAACTTAGGAGCAGATATAAATGGAGCTAACACTCAAGGATTTGATTGTTCAACTTCAGTATCAGCTGGTTCAGTAGGATACATTAAAGCATTGAACGCTATTTCAAATGTAGATGAATATGATATCAATATGTTGGTAACACCAGGTATTGTTAGAAAATTCCACCCATCAGTAACTACAAAAGCAATTGATGTTTGTGAAGCTCGTTCGGATGCATTTTACATCGCTGATTTCAACGGAGTTAATGATACTATAAGTGAAGCAACTACTCAATCATCGGCAGTAGATACAAACTACGCAGCATCTTATTACCCTTGGGTTAAGACTGTTGATAGTAATACTAACAAACTAATTTCAGTTCCACCATCAGTATTGATGCCGGCTGTATTCGCAGCGAATGACGCTATCGGAGCAGAATGGTTCGCACCTGCTGGTTTGAATAGAGGTGGTATTGTTGGAGCAGTTAGTGTATTGAATAGATTAACACACTCTGAAAGAGATACTTTATATGAAAACAAAGTAAATCCAATCGCTTCTTTCCCTGGGCAAGGTATTGTAGCATTTGGACAGAAAACGTTGCAAGATAAAGCATCGGCATTGGATAGAATCAACGTAAGAAGATTACTAATCACTGTTAAGAAGTTTGTGGCATCTACATCTCGATTCTTAGTATTTGAACAAAATACGGCTCAGACAAGAGGTAGATTCATAAATACTGTACAACCTTACTTAGAAGCAATTCAACAAAGACAAGGGTTATACGCATTTAAAGTAGTAATGGATGAATCTAATAACGGCGCTGATGTTGTTGATAGAAACATACTTGCTGGACAAATATTCTTACAACCGGCTAAGACCGCTGAATTCATTGTAATAGATTTCAACATCTTACCAACTGGAGCAGCTTTTTCAGCATAAACTAAAAATAAAAATAACTAATATTTATTAGTATAACAGGAGAAAAATAAAAAAATGGCAGAAGTATTAGAATTTAACGAAATGATGTTCACCAACTTCGAACCGAAGATGAAGAACCGATTTATAATGGAGATTGATGGAATTCAATCTTACCTTATAAAAACTGCGGCAAGACCTTCAATCAACTTCGAAACTGTGAAATTAGACCATATCAATACTTACCGCAAATTGCAAGGTAAGGGAGAGTGGCAAGATATAACAATCTCACTATATGACCCAATTGTACCTTCAGGCGCACAGCAGGTTATGGAATGGGTACGTTTAGGATATGAATCTTTAACTGGTAGAAAAGGTTACGCCGATTTCTACAAAAAGGATATTGATTTTTATATGTTAGGACCTGTTGGTGATAAGATAGAGCAGTGGAAGTTAAAAGGAGCATTTATTACTTCAGCAAACTTCAATGATTTAGATTTCTCTTCTAATGATGCAGCTGATATCGAATTAACGTTATCTTATGATTACGCTATATTAGAATTCTAAAATATAACACATATTTTATATAATAGAAAGGTTCCCTTGATTGGGAACCTTTTTTTTTACTCTTTTTTAAGTTTTATATATTTATATACGAACAAATAAAGGTTAAATATGACAAAGCATGACTTTCCAACTGAAGTGATTAGTTTACCATCTGAAGGTAAATGCTATCCTTCTACAAATCCACTTTCTTCCGGTCAAATTGAAATAAAATATATGACAGCAAGGGAAGAAGAAATACTAACATCGCAAAACTTAATCAAAAAAGGTGTAGTTTTAGATAAATTATTTGAAGCTATTATAGTTGATAAGGATGTTAATCCAGACGATATCATATTGGGTGATAAGAACGCTATTATGTTAGCAACTCGATTATTAGGATATGGTAAGGAATATACTGTTGAGATGTTAGATTCCGAAGAAACCAAACATAAGGTTGTAGTTGATTTATCAACAGTACAAACAAAGGAGATTGATATAACAACTTTAAACCCAGAAAATACGTACAAATTCACAACACCATTTGGTAAAAATGAACTTGAGTTCAAATACCTAACACATGGTGATGAAAAGGCAGTTGATATTGATGTAAAGGCATTAGCTAAGTTTAATAAAGGTGGTACTTCATCAGAATTAACAACTCGATATAGATATATGATTAAATCAGTAGATGGTGAATCAGATACTAAATCAATAGTTCATTTTATAAACAATAAGTTTTTAGCTAGAGATACAAGAGCATTTAGAGATTTCGTAAAGGCAAATCAACCTGATATGAAAATGGAGTTTAACTATATAGACCCAGAATCGGGAGAAGAGGAGGTACGCTCGATTCCCATGGGCGTAGGGTTTTTTTGGCCTACCGAGTAACTATTCTAAGTTATTGCACACACAAATTTTTGAATTATGTTACTATGGTAATGGATTCATTCAATCGGATGTGTATAGATTACCGGTCCACCTACGAAACTTCTACTATCAAAGCTTGTTAGATGCAAAGAAAAAAGAGAAGGAATCGCAAGAGAAATCAGAAAGACAATCAAAAGTGAAGGTTAGAAAATAATCTTCACTTTTTTTATATCTAATATTTATAAGAGTACAAATAGAATACTTATGAAAATCACAAAGAAAGAGGCCACATTGTTTAGAGAATCTCATAGTAGATATTTATCAGAAAGTAAATTTCTAGCTAAATTGTTTACTAGGGCAGTTAAAAAGGGTATCGATAAAAACCCTAACATAACCAACGCTATTCAAAGAGCAGATTCTGCTATTGATAACGCCAGAGCTGATATTGAAAAGAAATTAAATGGTGATAGGGATAAAATTAAAAAAGCAATTCCATTAAGTGTTAGAAAATACTTAGGATTTGACTATTAATACACCTTTTATAGATGGCAAACGATAAACAAATAGAAAATCAACGGGAGTT